AGGCCCCTGCAAAAACGTCATCATTTGGCATATAGTTTGCCAAAATTGCAGTCTGTTCGTTTCGATTAAATATAGTAAAAAGATCAGACATTAGGTAAAGCTCACAGTTCCAAGTATGACTATCTCATCAGAGGACACAATTATGTCACTAACCGGAGAGTTTATTATAAAATCTTGTAATATTTCACCAGTCACCGTATCGACCGTTCTATTAACGGCACTAACGTAATCATTCTTTTTTAGGGCCACGCCTACATCTGTGCTTTCACTGAAAAGCTGCGTAAGGTTTGCTGTAATAGAATTTTGCATTGTGGTGGTGTTCGGCGATATTGCGTTTATAATAAAGTTAACGGTGACTGCAACAGGGGCCTTAACGATCACATCAACATCATCTGTATGAGCGGGCTTGATAAGAAGAATTGATGTTTTTACATCGTTCACCTCACCGGCACTTGGTATAGGGCCACCGGGATCGTTATCGCGTGTAAAAAATATTGTTACCTGCCCTACATTTGGAGTGATTTCTCTAATGAAAACCCGCGTCACACCCGGTACAAGACGTGCCTGGGTTGTTATTGCTGCGGGATTAAACAATGCAACAGGGTTTTGCCAACGATCAATTGCACGAGCGCGGAAATCTGTGTCGTTTTCTTCATCAGTACCACCTGTTAAGCCATCAAAATCAACCAATCCAATATTGTTAACCCCTACAATAGGACTACCTAGGGTTAAGCTTGCACCGCTTGCTTGATTGGTATCAAAGCCCTCGCTCACACTAGTAACTGGTGCCAAAGCAGTGGTGAAAGTGCTTATAATGGTTCCCGTTGCTGGCGTAGTAGGACTTCCAGCAACATTATATGTGAAAGTCGTTGCTGATATAACTGTAACTGGAAAAGTTCCATTATACTCTGTTTGATCAGCCCCGGAAATTGCTACAGGTACGGAGGTGGCTAAATTGTGCGCTGCGCCAGTCGTAGCGGTCGCCACGGCACCAACTCGTGTTAAACTGGTCAATGACACCACATTGACAGCAATCGTTGTTTCTGAGGTTGTTGTGTAAGATTGACTATCGGTTGATTGCAAAGTCGTGGAAATGGGAATAATAGATCCTGCGGTTCCTTGAAAAACAATATTGCCATCAGCCTCTGCGGCAGGATTTCTTACCACACCTCTAAATGAGGCCAATCTTTCTAAAAATTCTCCAGTCGCCGTATCAATAAAAAGTTGACGTTCAAGTTCTAAAAGATTGCGATAAAAATCAAACGTCCTCCCCGAAACACCAACAATTAGGGCGTCAATAAAGCTATTAATCAGGTACGGATTAGATTCAGGAAGCGATTCTTTAACATCCGCCCGTAATTGATCAATAACTTCTTGTTCATTCGCTGGAATATTAGCTAACGGCATATTTAAAAACCTTATTCACCTGTGTTGTTCCAGAATTCAAAACCAGTTTTTTCAATTTGTCCATTTGGCCGTTCTAACCGCACATTAATTGAAAGCCTGCCATCAACAACATTGACATCTGTCTCAACGTCTACCGCAAAACCCTGGTCTACAAGCCAAGATAGTGATTTATTAACAAAGTCTTTGGCTTTATTTACGGTTTCGTCAGTAAGACGCTCTTGTTGTAAGAGCCAAAGTTTTGATCCATTTTCAAAATCATCAATTAAAGAGGTCAAATTTCCCCACCAGCCTTCACGTCTTGTTGCAACTGGTACCTCTGCTGATGTTGCCCGGCGCTTGCCAAACAAAGAAATTGCTATGGCGGTATCGAATCCTTGTGTTTTTTCAAAATCTCCGTCTGCCCCAAAACGAATATCAAACTCGCCGAAAGTATTTTGAAACACTGCAATGTCAATATCATCAGCCATTAGTTAACCGCTCCTGTATTGCTTTGAGCGCCTGAAGGGGCGGTTGGAGACCCCACATGAGTATGGGTATCAGAAATATCTTTACCATTGCTGGTAACGTTTGCACCAAGAATAGTATCAGTTTCCACGGTCAAATTACCTGTAACAGTTAAATCGCCATCAACGGTAGCGAGCGGGGTTGTCAAAGTTGTGTTCCCCGTCACGTCTATTGTGGCGGCACCTCCAATTGTGAGAGATGCATTCCCGGTTATGTTGACTATTGATGCGCCTTTAATTGTGACCTTCTCATCATTTTCACAGTTGACAATAATATTACCATCATCATCATAAAATGTTGTAGATTTTCGAACAAAATTACCAAAAATCACTTCACCTTCTTTAAGATTTTTTTGCCTGATATCGGGTTTAAAACCAATGACAGCCCTATTTTCCTGTTGACCATTTATAGACCATGAGATTGTATAGGAATCCACAGGAAGATTGCCATGCATACCATACGGCCAAACCACGAGAACATCTGATGCTTGACCATAACTTTGAACTTGTGTGACCGGCATTGGTCCTGAATCATTACCAGGAAGGCTCACCTGTCCCAATTGTATTAGATTTTTACCCACCGAATACTCCAGCTAATAAATCTGTGCTTTTTTGCTTCTGTGGCTCAGATGCTTGCAATGTATATGCATCTGGTGCCACACATCGAAGGGTTGTTGTTTCCCCATCTGTGACTGAAAACTTAAATGTTATTTCATCCACGAGCATAAGTGCATTAATATCCTCGAATTGGTCAACGACCCGTATCAACTGATTTACTTGCCATGGCTGATTTGTACTTTCAGAATGTACAGTGACAACAGCTGTGTAAATCAATGATCGTGCGCGCCTTACGTTGGCTTCCCATGTTGCCCGTTCTACAAGCCCGTCATTATCGCTTGAATTTTCAGCAGTAAAAATCAATGTCCGGCCTGTTCTGATATCAGGGTCGATAACTTCACCGCGTTGGTCAGATGAATCAGCGGCTCCTGGATCTTCCCCGGTAATATTAAAACTAACAGGATTTTTCTGTGATACAGCTATATATTTATTATATCTATCTTTATGATCAATCGTCACTCTTCCTGATTTAACGTTGTTATCATCTCCTTTAATCAGGCTCAACAATTGCAAACCGCCATCTACTCCACTATTGCGGGTTATGACAATGTTTCCATTTTCATTTGTTCTTAGAAAGACCTGACGTTTTCGGGCATATTGTTCAAGAACAGAAAAAACACTTTGGCTCTGTTTAACCTGAATAATTTCACTTTTTTTAAAATCTTCAAGCCCAGAAACTTCCGTCTCTACAAATTGATCAAATATACTAGCTTCTAATAGAATGCTTGAAATTAATGCATTAAATGAAATAGGGGTTGCAAAATTTATTTGTGGCATTGTTGTATCAACTATATCGGCGGTTTTTGACGATCCTTGGATATTAATCGTCCGGCTATCTGCGCTATGTTCGCCATTTATTGATTCAACAAACCCCGTTACAATAGGTTGTCCATCTGCTAAAACTCTGACTTGATCGCCAACTTGAACGGGGAAGCCCTGAGGCTCATCAGATTCTGCGCCAAAAGAAAACACATTGACAAATTGTGACATAGATATCGTGGCAGAAGCAGTCGTGAAATTTGAAAATTCTACGCCGTTAACTTCAAGGGTTAAGGTCATTCAGTTAACACCTTTGTCGCCGGTCCCCCAAGGGTTCCAGTATCTCTTGTGCTGTTTACCTCAATCAATTGATCAACACGCGCTTGAGCATCAGCTCCATACAAATTCTGAGCCTGGACAATAGCAGGGAGAACCGGCAAATCCAGTTCAATTACTTCTGATGCTGTTAAACGCTGGTCGTCAAATAATTTTCTTATGTCATCCCGCAATAGAGACAATTCTTGTTTGGTAGGCTCGTCCACTTGATTTTTTACTTTTTGATATTGTGTATCAAGTCGAGTATTTGCATCATTAATCTCTGGCACCGTCTGAAAATCAATCAAACTAGCCTCACGGTATGCTTCTGCCAACGCGCCAACCTGCACAGATTGACGAAGAATATTGCGATTATTTGTTCTTTGGATAAGTCCTGCCGTATCATTACGATTAGGAATATCGTCATCGCCAAAATCAAAAAAAGTAAGCAACTGAAAAAACGATGTTGTTGGAGTAACTTGAATCGCGTCAAATGTATCGAAAAGACCAAATAGAGATGTTGCAAGTGACGATGGGTTTTGAACCAAAACAGTTGCATCATTACGAAAATCCTGAACTGATCGTTCGAATGTAGCAAGCCCTAATGGTGCTGGTATAAATTGTTGAGCATTGACTAAAAATTCATCTGATATTTCGTTAATTTGTGTTGTTGCATCAGTGAAATTTCCCCGAAACCCTGAGTTAACTTTATATTCAGTTTTAATCCTGTCAGAAAGTGCGGATTTTACAGATTCTCCACGTCTTGAAATTGCCCCAACATTTGAAGACCGAGCTATTGGTTGAACTTGTGCCGATGATGTTAGAAAGTTAATTTCAAACTTTGCCCGGCCTTGATCCGCATCTTCCTCAACAAGCGTGTAAGTGCTTACCTTAACATTAAACGTTCCCCGCGAAGGATGAATAAAGTCACCAAATCCACCTTCCGATAGGATACCCGTCAAACGTGCCACATCAGTAATATAATTGTTACCGGTGACAATGGCAGAAACAACAAAACTATCAGGTAATCGCCCCAGGTCCTGAACGTTTCGCCGATTTGATCCGGGGAATTCATGGACAGTTGTTTTTTGACCACCCTCTGTCCGAATGGACCGCGTTAGAAATCGGAATCCTTTATAACTTGCTGGTTGAAGCTCTTGGGCTAATGCCATTATGAAGCACCCGCCATTACAAGGTTTTGGCCAATATTTGTCCGGGCCTCTCCTTTTGTACGGCTTTCAACCGATTGAATTATTCCAGGGGGTGCATTCAGATTAATATTCACTTCTGTTTCAGTCTTTTGTGTAGCCCCTGCAATTGTGGCATCAGGAATAGCAGGAACATCAAATTTAATTGAGGACTGGAAACCTTCTATTTTACTAGCAAAATCAGATCCAGTGATTGCATCAATTGCTTTCGCAACCAATAAAAACGGCGTTACAATGAAATCAATAATGAAGTTGCCAATTCTTTTAAATACCCCGATAACAACCGTCATTCCACCTATTTTTTTAATCAAGAATGAGATTCCTACAATGGCCGCCGCGATTCCTGCTACAATAAGCCCTATTGGGTTTGCAAAAAGCGCAATATTCAATAATCCTTGAGCAAAAGCCCA